TAGGTGCTGGAAGTAATTTTACATCTGGTACTTTGGCAATATCTTGGGAAAGCACAACAAATGCAAATGTAGCTGTTGGTCAAGTTAATATAACTGATAGCCCATCAAACGCATGGTACATAACTGGAGTTCAGTTAGAGACAGGCCAAGTTGCAAGCGACTTTGAGTTCTTGCCACATGATGTGAATTTACAGAGATGTCAGAGATATTGTTATGTAGAAAAATTACAAAGTGGCACAAGTGGATACGGAAGTGCTTTTGCTGGTTATAATGACGCAAACTACATTGCCTTTAGATTGGTTCCACCAGTTACTTTTAGAGTTCCACCAACATCTGTGACTGAAACAGGAGATGTTCAGGTTTGGAGAGCAAACACAGGATATTCAGGTTGGACATTTGGTTTCATATTAGGCCAAAACACAACAAGTAATGTTTATTTTTCAGCAAATAAAACCTCACACGGTTTAGGTACAAATGCTGATTATTTAATTAAATATACTGACGCAAGTCATCAATTAGCTTTTAGTGCGGAGTTATAATGTTTACAAGTATTAAAAAAGTTTATAGTCCAATTGATAATCAATTTGTTTATTATGAATGTGTATTGACAGATGGAAGAAAAATGGCAGTAACGCCTGACACCACAAGTCCAGAATATAAATCTATACAAGAATGGGCCGCAATAGAAGGCAATAACATTATCGATCCAGGAGCGTAACCGTGTTCTTTGGTGCGCAGGCTTTTTCAGAGCGAGCTTTTGCCTCTGATTTCACACCAAACGCTTTAGCCGTTTTAACAGGTAGTCAACTAACAACTAACGTTGGAAACGTTACTACAACTGCTGGTGCAAACACAGCAGTTACAGGTAATTCTTTTGCACTAGCAAATGGTACTGTTATTACAACAGCAGGTGCAAATGTTCCTATAACTGGTAATCCATTTACTCTTGGAACAGGAACCGTAAGTGTTACAGGAAATGCTAATGTAGCTGCTACAGGAAGTAATCTAACTTTCACAATTGGTAATGTAACTGTCACTGCAGCGGCTAACGTTTCAGTAACCGGTAATCAATTAACAATTACAACAGGTAATCCAACTATTGTTGCAAATGCAGTTACAGCATTAACAGGATCCGCTGTTACACTTGCAACAGGAACAGCGCAAAGTAAAGTAAATATCACAGCTCCTGTTACAGGAAATCAATTTACAACATCTGTTGGTAATGTAACCACAACTGCTGCGGCAACAATCTTGCCTAACGGATCAGCGGTTACAACATCAACAGGAACAGTTACTATATCTGGAGCTGCAAACTTTGCAGTTACAGGAAGTAATGTTACTCTAACTGTAGGAAATGCTACAACTAAAGCAAATGCAACAATATCTGTTACAGGAAATCAAGCAAGTTTAGCTACAGGAACTGTAACAATTACAGCTGCCGCAACAGCTCTACCTACAGGAAGTTCTTTATCATTAGATACAAGTGATGTATTAATAAGAAAATGGGATGGTATTTTACCTGGAGCAACACAGGTATGGGTACCGGTACAAACAGGAAAAGGTAGTTAATGTTTTTTGGAGCAACAACATTTGCAGGTGACGCTTTTGCAGGATTAGGTAGCTTTGGTAATATAGCCAATGTCACAGGTAATAATCTTAATATATCAATAGGTAATACAACTACAGCATCGGTTTACCCTGTTACAGGAAGTCAAATTAGTGTTGCAACTGGCAGTCCTTTTGTGGTAATATGGACGCCAATCGATCCAAACGCATCGGGAACGTGGGTACCTATTGATCCACTTAACCCATAAGGAGAAATATGGCATCAAGTTATTCAAGTGATATAAAATTAGAACTAATGACGACCGGTGAAAAGTCCGGTACATGGGGTACAATTACTAATACAAACCTACAGATTTTAGAACAAGCAGCATCAGGATATCATACAGCAAATATAGGAGCAGCAGATTTAGCTCTTAGTTTATCTAATGGTGCAACATCAAACGGTAAGAATTTATACTTTAAATTTACAGGTACATTAACTGCAAACAGAACAGTTACAATGCCAGACTCTGCTGAAAGAGTATTTATTGTAGAAGATGCAACCGCTAGATCTTCATCTAATTACACATTAACTGTAAAAACAGTATCAGGCACAGGAGTTGCAATACCTATAGGTGCTAAAATAGTATTATATTCTGATGGCACAAATATAAATGCAGGTCCTATCACTAAAGGTTATTATACACCTAGTGCCACTTACACTACGGTTAATGGAGACCAAGTATTAATTGATACATCAGGAGGTGGAATAGGTACTGCTATAACAATAAACTTACCAGCTTCTCCAAGTATAGGTAATGAAGTTACATTTATAGATAGTGGTAACAACCTTGCATCTAACAACTTAACAGTTGGAAGAAACGGATCTAATATCAATGGAGCTGCTTCTGACTTAGTTGTTTCAACAAATGCTTCAGCTTTTACTTTGGTGTATGTTAATGCAACTAGAGGCTGGGTCTATAAAGATAAGATATAGGAGCACGGACCATGGCTCTTATTGAATTTAAATTCAAACCAGGAATTGATAAACAAGACACTGAAGTGGGTGCAGAATCAAGATGGGTTGATTCTGATAATGTTAGATTTAGATATGGTTTACCAGAAAAAGTTGGTGGCTGGTCTTCTTTAGTAACAGATTCTTTAGTAGGTGTTGCAAGACAACAACACGCTTTCGTTGATTTAGATGGTAATAGATATATCGCAATCGGTACAGATAAATTCTTAATTATATATTTTGAAGGTCAGTTTTATGACATTACACCTTTAGCAACAGCCTTAACTTCTTGTACTATAACAACTGTTTCTGGATCTGCTGAAGTTACAATTACAAAAACTTCACATGGATTAAAAGCAGGTGATATTGTTTTATTATCTTCAACAACTGTACCAGGTGGTACAGGTTATTCTGCATCTGACTTTGATGATAAACTATTTCAAGTAACTTCGATTACAAACGCAAACAATTTTAAAATAACACAAACCAGTAATGCTACTGGTAATGCAGGTCCAGGAGGCAGTGTTACAGTTACACCTTATGAAACAATAGGTCCTGCAGCACAGTCATATGGTTATGGTTGGGGTACAGATACATGGGGATCAAGCACTTGGGGTACAGCTTCATCAGCAGATGATGTAGTTCTTGAACCGGGGTTATGGTCTTTAGATAACTTTGGTGAAGTATTAATTGCAACTATTGCAAATGGTAAAACATTTACATGGAATGCAGGTGATGCTGCAAGATTAACTACAAGAGCTTCTACTGGTACAACAGGTTTTTCAACTACCAATAATCCAACTGCATCAAGATTAACAATGGTATCACCAACAACAAGACACTTAGTACACTTTGGAACAGAAACAACTGTTGGAAGTACAGCAACACAAGATGATATGTTTGTAAGGTTCTCGGACCAAGAAAATATAAATAGTTTTGCACCAACTGCAGTTAACACTGCAGGTGATTTTAGACTACAAGACGGTACAAAAATTATGGGTGCTATAAAAGCAAAAGAAACAATATTGATATGGACTGACAATGCATTGTATACAATGAAGTTTGTTGGTGCGCCTTTTACATTTGGCTTTGAACAAGTTGGTACAAACTGTGGTTTGATTGGTAAAAATGCAGTCGTAGAAATTGATGGTAACGCTTTTTGGATGAGTCCAAAAGGTTTCTTTATGTATGATGGTACAGTTAAATCTTTACCATGTAGTGTTGAAGATTTTGTTTATGATAGTATTGACACTACAAAAGGACAACAAGTTGCAGCAGGATTGAATAATTTATTTACAGAAGTTGTTTGGTATTATCCTTCTTCAGGTTCAGAATACAATGACAAATATGTTGTATTTAATTATGGTGAGTCTGGTAGAGAAGGTGTTTGGTACACAGGAACAGAAGCAAGAACATCATGGATCGATGCAACTATATATCCAAAACCATCTGCAACTAAATTTAATGCATCAGCATCAGGGAGTTTTCCAACTGTAGTTGGTGAATCTGGTTTAGGTCAAACAATATTATTTGAACATGAGGTTGGAACAGATCAAGTAAATCCTGATGGTACAACAACCACAGTTACATCATTTATAAAATCGTTTGATATAGATTTAGAACAAAGACAAAGAACAGCAACAGGTCGAGCTACTGGTCCAAAAGTTGCAGGTGAAGTATTTTTAGTTATGAGAAGATTTGTACCTGATTTTAAAACACTTGCAGGTAATGCAAAAGTTACTTTGAAAGTAAAAAGATACCCGCAAGATTCTGATTCAAATACTCAAGCAGCACTAAGTCCTTTTACAATCACTGCAACAACACAGAAAAAAGATACAAGAGCAAGAGGACGTTTTGTTAATTTAAAAATAGAGAACGATGCTGTATCAGAATCATGGAGATTTGGTACATTACGTTTAGATTTACAACCAGATGGTAGAAGATAATGTCTAAGATAGTAGTAAGAATACCAGAACCAAAACAAGAATACGATGTATCTACACAAAAACAAATTAACAGATCTCTTCAATCTGTTATAGATCAATTAAATTCTACATACTTACAACAATTAAAAGAAGAAAGTGAACAGTATGCATGGTTTAAAGGCGGAGGAGGCGATTGTTAATGGGTTGTAATAGTGTAAACTGTTCTACGTGTCCTGACTATTTACAAATGGTCTCTGAAGGCCGTGTATCAGGAGCAGAAGTAAGAAACATATTTGGTTGGCAAGCATCTGTCACAACTAGTTTTATTCCATTATGGGAAAATGCAACAGCATATACTTACCCAGGTTCAGCATTAACTATGACTGTAACCTCTGCATCTGCATCAGATGATGGTGGAACTGTTTTAATAAAAGGTTTAGATGCAAATTATGCTGAGATTACAGAGACAGTAACTTGTAACAATGCATCAGCACCTACAACTACAACAGGGTTTTTTAGAATTAACGATGCTATATTTACAAAATCTTCAGGTGCAAATGTAGGTGATATAACTATTACAAATAGTGGAACTACTTATGCTAAAATAGATGCAGGGGTGGGAAAAAGTCAAGCAAGTATATTTACAGTGCCTGCGGGAAAGTCTTTTTATTTATATAGAATTGATGCGTTTTCAAATGATAGTACAGCATCAAAACCAGGAATATTTAGAAACTATGTTAAATACAGCACGGGTGCTGTATACGTTGTAGCAAGAACAACGTTTTTAAGTAACATGAATATTCAAAGAAGAGTACCATTTAAATATAGTCAAAAAGAAGATATACAATTTCAATTAAGAACAGGTTCAGGAACACATGAAATGAATGTATTTGGAGAAGGGGTTTTAAAGGATAATTAATGGCTAATAAATATAGAAACGCATTTTATACACCAAGTGGTGCAAATACAGAGGACCTTGTTTATACATGTCCTGATCAAACTAGAGCTATATTTCAAACAATACAATTAACTAATATAAGTGGTAGTAAAAATGTAACTGTTAGGATCACTGATGCCTCATCTGCAACTAGTTATATTATAGCTTATGCAGAGATTACCGGGCCCACTATTTGTAATGTTTTGAAGGGATCTATTGTACTAGAAGAATTAGATACATTAACAATTGAAACCACTGCTACATCTGGTATAAGTGGAACTGCAGCTTTATTAGAAACAACTAGAGTATATATAGCTGAAACTGGAGGACCATCATAATGTTTAAAGAACCCGCATCCGTAAGATATGAAACAATAAACGGCAAGAAAGTACCTGTCGTAGAATGCGAAACTGAAGTAGTATTAAGAAATACACAAACAAATTACGAATACAATTCTGACCAAGAGGCAGAAGATGATATTGCGAATCCTGAAACAGATACGCAAAGAGAACACGTTACAAGATCGTTAAAAATTAAAGTAGCAGCAATGCCACCAATAGGTGCAGAATCAGATAGTGAATAATGGCAATAACTAACGCACAACAATACCAACAACTTGTAAGAAAAGACGCCAACGGTAAACGTCCAGGTTATCGTGGTTCTGATTGGGGTAGTTCAGGTTACAGTCCTAGTTATAGTAATAGTAATAAAGGATCATCTAAATCTAGTTCTAGTAGTAAAGGCTATACAGGTGGTGGCGGTGGTGGCGCTGATGCAGGTGGTGAAAAATCTCCAGGTAAAGGAACTTTTAAATCTAAAAAAGCATATGAAGCACCTCCAGGTGAAAAAGGTGGAGCGGGTTATGTTCCACCAGCAAAACCAAAAAA